GTGGAATTCCAATGACCGGAGCTATAAACGTTAGAATCAACGGACCCCATTGCTTGAAAAATCCAGTTACAGCAGATATCGCGGTCTTAAATGCCCCTACAATGTCACTCCAAAGGCCAGCAAAGAACGCACTAACTTGTTTCCAATGTTTTATGAGTTCATATGCTCCTACAGCTAAAAGAGCAATGCCTGCCACTATTGCTAGAACAGGCCACAGTCCCGCATTCATAGCCGCATTAAATGCCCATTGTGCCGCTGTCCCTACAGCTGTAGCCGCTGTGGCTATTCCGTGGGCAGTTGCACTTGCAATGGTAGAAACATTAAACGCCAACTGCGCAAGGGTGGTATCTCCTGTTATACCAAGTTCGGTAGCTTTGGCTGCCGTTAATGCTCCTGTGGAAGCAGCCAAAGCACCAGATTTAATGGCTCCTATAACAATAAGTGCGTTGTGTATTTCTTCCGCAGCACTAGCCGCCAACGTCACTCCTTTTAAGATTGCAAAAGCCGAGGCAACGCCAATAATAACTCCCATTACAAGTTTCCCGTGTTCTGCCACAAATCCGAAAATTCCGGTAACAATCGGCATAATGCCGCTAATGATCTTTTGTGCCAATGCTCCTACTTCCTTAGCGACGGTCTGAATTTGTTTTTGGTGCGCCTGAATAAATTTAGATATCTGCTGAGCACTCTTAATTACGAATCCAAATAGGTTTGTTACTATTGGAACAATTCCTGAAATAATGCTCTGCGCCAGCGCACCGACTTTTTGAGTCACACCTTGAATATCTTTTTGGTGTGTTTGGATAAATTCCGATATTTGCTGCACCCCTTTGACTACCGAAGGCAAAAGCTTTGTAACAACAGGCATTATAGCTGAAAAAGCGGTCATAGCAGCTTCCATCAAGCTGTTTTTTGCCTTGGAAATTTGCCCTGACAGAGTATTTCCAATTGCTTGAGCACTGCCACCGAATTTTTTAGAAAATGTGCTTAACATTATTCCTTGCGCTCCGGCTGTGTTGCCTGTCTTTTCCATTGCCTTAATCTGCTTTTGCTGTGCGGCGGTAAATGTAATTCCCACTCGTGTGAGCTTTGAAAGCCCTGTTGCGGGGTCATTCAATGCTTTACCAAGTAACTGTGCCGCGCTGGTTGCACTTCCGCCTGTTGCGGTCGCATAATCTTCGGCTGCCTTTATTGCTGTGGGGAATGTTTTTGAACCGATTCCGGTAAAGGTTAGCATCATATTTTCAGCCTGTTCAGTGGTATTTTTACTATAGGTCGTAACCTTGGCCTGCGCATCTGCTAAAGCCTCTAGCTGATTTTGCGACATGCCAGATGCATCGCCGGTTGATTTTAATACAGCACCCATTTGTGCCATTGTTTTTGAAACTGCACTGGCTTCTTCTGCAACTGTATCAAGGGTTATTCCCGCTACTACACCACCAGCAATGCCAAAGAGCTTACTTCCTATTGAACTAAGGCCACTCGTCACTGGCTTTGTGGCCTTTCCCATCAACGAGAGGCTTTTTGTGACATTTGACGTGGATTTTCCAAAACTTGAATCAATCGCTCCACCAATTTTCAGCAATAATTCATAAGTACTAGCCATCTTTATCTCTCGCCTCCCTTATTTCGTCAAGCACTTCCGAAATAGCGCTATTATATTCATTGAGGTCAGAAATGGTCAGTTTAGTAAAAAACTCTATGCCCGTGCCGGTATTTAACCCGAGGCGGACATAGAGTTTCCTTATATCGTGCTCTGAGACCTTTTCTAATCCTCGTTGTTGAAAAAAATAGCCACGGCATTCTTTATTTTATTGCCTTCTTTAGCAGGTAGCCGTTTGAAAAATTCTACCGGCAGTCCAGTAGCTCTTACTGCTACAAGAACGCAATATTCAACGTTACTTTCAAGCAAGATTGCATCTGTTGCGCTTAAACTTTCTGCATTAAGTTTTTTAAATTGCTTTTGCACCTTAATGACATCATCGCATGTCCAACTTTCGAGTGCTGAAAGGTCTATTTCCGAATATTCTTTGCCCTCAAAGGTCACTGGCTTTTTCAGAGTAACCTTTAAAGGGTCGGAAATAACTTCGCCATCAATAACTATTTCGTTTTTATTCATATAAACCTCCGTTAAATATTCGCGCGTGTACCGGCTGTCAAGTCGACGCCGTTCACGCGATAAATGTAATTGAGTTTGTCCAGATACAGAACCTCGACGTCGTCAATATAAACAGCGATAAACCGGATTTCCATTGAAAGTTTGCTATCCGTAGCCTTGCCTACGGTGGCCTTGCCAAGATCAATACCCTTTATACCGCCCCGGCATTCTATACGTACCGCTTGGCTTATAATATCGCCGCTGTTATAGTCATTGACTTGCTGAGAGCCCCTAAAAGTAAGTGAAGCGGTACCGGTGGCGGCTGCAACCTGAAACATAGTCGGGTCGATTACTCGAAACCCTACCTGAAGCTGTTGACTCTTAAATTGGCCTGGTACAGGTTCCTCAAATTCTCCAAGTATGCCAGCACTCGGCATCAAAATTCGGCAGCGTTACGTCTCCACTCACTCCGACAAGCTTATTGCCATTGTTGTAAATATTGAAATTTGTCATAAACACTGGAATTGGATTCATGAATTACTACCTCCCGTCAGAGCCGCCGTAAGCAAAGTTGTATCATATTGCAGGGTATTATTAATAACTCCCATCGGTGGGTAAATTGCCAATGACTGTTTAACTGTAACGATACCTTTAATCATTTGGCTGGCCGAGTTGTCCGCACTGTTATACGCCATGCTCATTCCGGCAACCAGACCCGCCGCGATAAAAGCGTTATAATATTGGTTTTCATCCGTGATGAGCGTCTGAATGTCCTTATAGTTTTCTGCAGTATCAATCTTGTCAAAGTAATCCTTGATAAATCGGTTGCCTTGCCAATCAAAGCCGCGTTTGACATTTATAAGATAGTCTTTGACGTCATACGTCGCGCCAGCATCAACTTTTGTCTGACTATAAATGCCAGTATTGTCCCCCCATGACTTCCAAGTTACAAAACGCAACGCTGTAAAAATGCCCTCACCATTTAATTGGTTAGCTTCGTCAATCGTATATGGCATCTGCGTATCGTCAGCAAGAACTGCTGCAATGATATTAAACGATTTATTTGACGGGGAAGCAAACGGTGTGGATTCATTCAAACTGTCCGTATACTGCATTAGAGCACCGAGTTGTGCAGACATATAGACGGTTTTGCCCTGCGTAGTTGTGACTTTCGGATAGCAGACAATGACGTCACGCACATTAAGGCCGTTGGCTGTTTTTGCCGCTATAGCCAAATCAATAGTTTTATTTGCCACTGTGTCAATGTCCACAAGTGCAGTCGCTTTGAAAACGCAACTTACATTCTGCGCCGCCGTAATAAGAGCTGCAGCAACGTCCGCGTTCTGTGAGTATCCCGGGGCAAGCAATGTCTCCGGCGCGGTACCCGTTATGGGGAATGAGCGGTTAATGGTCTGTATGCCGTTGATAATGTCGGAATCCGTAACTTTGGATGCATCAAGGATGGAATATGTAGCCTTGATTGTGCTTGTAGCCGTCAGTGCTGTACTGGTTGGCACTCTTGTAATAGTTACGGTACCGTCGGAATTAAAGACAGCGGTATAATCTGTACCACTTGCATAGGTTGTGGTGCCATCTTCTAACGTGACCTCTAATGTAGCAAGCAGCACACCGATGTCCGTAATGATAAAGGTGCCACTTGCGAGACTGCCGCTTTGTGACTTTCCTGCCGTCGTATGCTTTGCAGGGTCGAGTACATTAATGACGATAATTGGCGCTGTGAGAAACACTTCAAACGTTGAATGTACCGACTGCATGAGCGTGTATGTGTCAACGTCTGAGCTGTACCCGATGTATTCATTCACATCATCGATGTTGTTCAAAAGTATTGGCACGTTTACTGCCGCTGCGGGATTAGAAAGCATATTAACCGGCGCCGTACCGACAACCGCCTGAATGCCTGCTGTAGATGTGTTTGCAATTGGCATTGAAGTTGCCGCCTGGTAGCCGTATATGCCATGTTGATATGGCATTTTTGAACCTCCCTTATAAATTTGGGTCGTCCGGTATAGTTAACGGCAGATTCCAATGGGTTTCAATGCTGCCGACAAAAAAAGGCCAGACGTCTTCATCACTTAACTGCCAACTAAACGGCAGCTTGATATAATATTTGCCATCAAAAAGGCGTTTGAGAAACAGGCACTGTCGAATTGTCTCGATAATATTAAGCACACTGATATATCCTTGATTCATCTTGTCATCATCGTAGATGCCGATGTTCAAAAGAATGATGGTATCCTGAGGCTCAGTCTCGTCCTCCTGCTTGCTTGACTGAATCTGTACTGCGATATATGGTGCGTAGTTGCATCCATCGTCTCCGTTAGTGTATGGAAGCGCCTGTGAATAAAGATTTAGCGGCACATATTCGGCTGTTTCATCATCATTATCGCGTTGTTTCTGAAATTGCTGCCCATCAAAAAGAATTTTAAGCTTTTTTATTAACGTTTGCTGCAAATCGAGCACATTCAACCTTTATTCACCCCCAAAGTCCGTTGCAATTCATGTTCAACACGGGAATTAAGCATCTTTTGGGCTTCATTCTCCACCCATTCAATGACACTTTTGTTGCCAATCATTTCGGGTACGGCTGGCCCCATGAGACGCTTTATCGGCATTCTACTTGAACCAGTACGCTGAAAGAAGGCTAATCCACCGTTTGAATTAACCAAAAAGCCTCTTGGTACTACCTTGAGGCCTTCGGATTTCTTAACCTGCACCTTATAGCCATCCTTTGGAGGATTATTTGGGCGCGGTGCCGTCGGACTTATACGAAACTTAGCAAGGTTTATCTTTTTGCCTGCCGATTTTACAGTTGCATCAGGTTTTGATGTTGTTGCACGCGTGATGTTTACTGCGTTTTTGATATCTGAGGCTTTAATGGCATATTCTTCACGGACTTTTTTGGACATGTTTGACTTTGCATTGGTTGCAGCCCTATTGACAGCCCGCGAAAGAACTTGATTAATCTTTTCAGGCGTTTTTCTTAGTGCTAATTCAACCTGCGCTAGGTTGTTTATGTCAATTTCAATACTCATTTGACCGCCTCCAATGTCAATTCATAAAGTCCTACATTGGATATCGAGTCGAGGATGCGATAGTCTGCCTTGTCCACGCTGATAAGTTTTCGACTCAACACGCTGCCTGAATCTGGCAGGTCACTTTCACGGATAAACAACGTTATTGTGCTTTTCCCAAATCCTTCATAACGGGAATAGCCTTTTTTAACCATTGGCTCATTCGTTGGGACATCAAGAATGCAGGCCACACCAGATGCCCCGTTTATCTGATGTGGCTCCGCAAACTCGTCAAAATTGAGAAACACACTTGCAAGGTCGGAGGTAAGAGTGTCACTGAATGCGCTCATTTTTCACCTTAATTGCTTCATTGGGGCTGAAATTGAGGTCGACCTTATCTTCAGTCGCGCCGGGTGCCTGATTTACAGCTCCGGCAGTTGGTACTTTGCCAGCTACTTCCGCAGCAGCACCTAATTCAACAAGGCGTTCCGCATCGGTTCTTGGCATGTCAGGAAGCACCTCACCCATGCAATAGTTTTTACCACCATGCATTACAACTCCGCGTTTTACAACGAACATAAATCAACCTCCGTCAGGCTACTGTAGCTACAAGCCAGTCCTCTATGACCTGTGGCACTGGCAGTGGACGCGCTGATTCACGAATCATACGAGCGTTTGCGCCGATCTCAGCCCATACCTTCGGGATACGCTGACCCTCATAGGTGTAAAATTCGCCGTCCATTTCCATCTGCGTGACCGCGCCATAGTAGATGGAACCCATGTTTTTCTTGCCAAGAATGACTGTATTGTCGGGTATCATTGGCTGTGTGACACCGTTCTCATCGTCGTAATATGCATCGTATGAATAGATTTCAAGCCCAACGCCAGGTATTGTGCCAACGAACGTCAAGTAGTCACCATAAGCTCCGAGTGAAATAGACGATGTACTAAGTGAATTCTGCTGCTGACCGTTCACAACAGGTGACAGGATGCCAAGTAAAATATTACGATTTAGGATGTTTACAATCTTTGGGTGCGTCACAAAAGTTTCAACGAGGTTAGATGACATAATGCAGATAGTCGGAGCACGGTCTGAGTTTTGCAGTACAGTCTGACGCCATGTTTTCAAATTTGCGAATGGATCAGATGTGCTCGCCGGCCATACGTCCCCGCCGGAAAGTACTACAATTTGACCAAACCCGTAATCAACAGTTTCGCTAACTGTGCCTTTTAACTGGTCGTCGATATAACCATTCATGACACATTTACCAGTTAGCAAAATATCACGGCACATGAGTTCCTCGCGGCGGGTGATGGCCTTTTCAAAAAACACAAGGTCTTCGGCAAGCCTCATAGCTTGTCTGTCCGCCGGGGACTGCTGACTGTAAATATTCTCACCCATGGAACGCTTGTTGATATCCTGAACGGTTAGCTTGCGTTGAGGCGCAATGAGCGGTGGCACGTAAGTTTTTGTCTGATAGCCCTGTCTGTCCATGTTGAAACCGCCAGCAAGAGGCGCGACAAATGGAGCGACGCGGCGTTTTTCTTTCTGAAAGTCAACATCTACATGTTCTGTAATGAATGTTTGAATCGTGGTGAAAAAAGTATCTTTTAAAAACGATGGGGCATTCATTGTCCGCCTTACGGCTTCAAGTAGCGTTCGGGTTTCGTAAATTGAAATATCTGGCATTGTTTATTTTCCTCCCTTAATTTTAGACAGTCGGATAAGCGATACTGTCGGTCAGAATAATGTTGTTTTCGCGGAGTGTATCCTCAAACGAACTGATTACTTGACCGCTCGCGAGAATAATTGCAGAACGATTAAAAACTCCGCTCTGATAAGTAGCTGTCGGGATGTTAGTTACTGAACCTGCTGCGCCGGTATCAGTGTCAAAAGCCAAAATATATTTTGGCACCTGACTGCCGTCGGCTGCTGTAGCAACGCACGGAATTGCGAGACCCGTTGCTGATACCACACCAAGCAACGTACCGCGTGAGAGCACACCTTGTGCGGCTGCGAGTGTGACACCTTTTGCAATTATGGGCATTTGATTGCCAGAGATTAGATTATCAAAATCGTTTTCGCCGAGAACTTCATAGTTTGCTATCATTAATTTTTACCTCCCCATTAATTTATTAGCAGCTTTGGCAACTTTGTCACCAAAGCTTACACGCTGCTGATCTTCGGTTGTTCCCGGCAAGTCACTGACCGCTGCACCCACGCCATCAACACCAGATGAACCTGTGTCAGCAGCAAAATCTTTAAGGAACTTACTTCCACTCTTTTGCTGGTCTTTCATCTGTTCAAATGCAAGATCTTTCGCTGTCATCGGTGCCGTGTATTTTGCTTTGTTGAGAAGTGAAGCATTGACCTGACCTGCAATAGCGTCAATCTCTTGTATACGCTGCCGCTCTGCTGTCCTTGCATCATTTTCAATGTGACTTAAAAGGTTAGGGAAAAGATTTTTGAAAGCAGCAACGTTCGCCGTGTGCGTTTCGCCGTTGGCATCAGCAGCCTCATCGGTCAGACTTTCAGATGGATTTGCTCCATCAATTTGCTTTTGAACTTCAATTTTTGCTTGGATTGCCTCGATCTCGTCGGCTTTAGCGTTGATTTCTGCGGTGATGGCGCCCGGTTTTGCGATCAGATTCTTGGCTTCGCCTTGCTTTACAGCTAAATCTGCGAGTAATTGTTTTAAATTTTCACTCATAATTGACCTCCGTTAATTAAAATTAGGCATTAAAATAGCCTTACAGCAAGAGCTGCAGGGCTAAAATTGCTTTTGATTTTTCAGTTTCTACTGTATTCTGTGGCGGCTGTTCAAGTTCCATCAACCGTTTCATAGAATTATTTGCGCAATTCATAATCGCATGACGGTTAAAGGCAAAATTTATTACCTCAGATTGAGTAGCCTTGTCTGCATAAAGCATACTATCGGCAAATCCGTTTTTAATGGCCGTATTTGCGTCCATGTAGGACTCATCATCCATCATCTGACTAATTAAAGCGCGGGGTTTCCCTGTTTTGAGTATATATGCATTCATAATAGATTCTTTAACAGTGTCAAGCACATCGGCGGCTTTTCTTAAATCACTTGCGTATCCCTGTGCTACTGTTAGAGGGTCGTGAATCATCATAACTGCAACAGGTGACATTTGAATTGTCTTGCCCGCCATAGCAATGACAGAAGCAGCTGACATGGCCTTGCCATCAATCTTCACGGTGACATTTCCGCCGTGCTCCATGAGGGCATTATAGATTCCTGCCGCCGCAAATACATCGCCTCCGTAAGAATCAATCCATACGGTTATGTCTTTACCTGCATATTGAGAAAGCTCGCTTCTAAAGGCGTTCGGAGTAGCCGCAGGTATTCCCATCCACTCATATATCCAGGCGTCATCATCAGAGACGATATCGCCTTCGATACGTAGTTCAACGCTTTCCGGCTCTGCTCCGGTCACAGCATTTTTTATAAAATTCCAAAATTTCAATTTGAATTACCTCCTTCCTGCGGATTACTTCCGCTTTGATTATTTGAATTCGGATTTATCGGCAATGCTGGTGTCAAAATATCATTTGCTTCTTTGAGTGGCACGTTTTCACGGATTATTGTTTCGATATTGCTGTCATAATCCGATCCGGTAAGTTCAATTGCCTCGCGTTCATGCGTTGATATGCCGTTGGCAATCTTCATGGCAGATGCCTGAACCTCTACAAGCGGGTTAAGTTGTCCCATCGCTGGACCGTTCCATTCAGCATGTGACCATGCTTTGCGGATAATAGGGTCACTAAAAAAGCCCGGGGCATTAACGCGACCACGGGCGACTGCTTCAGCAAGCCATATTTCATAAATGGGCTGGCAAAAATCATTTGCAAACCACGTCCGGCGCATCCTAAAGCCTTTCCACGCTTCCAAAAGGGACGCACGTGAGGCTGAATATGACGCTGTGAAAGATTTTAAAAGCAGCTCATACGGCACATCTACGGCAGCTCCTATATATCTTGCCATAGAAGTAACAAACGCATCAAAGTTCTGCGATGGGCGCTTCGGGTCGGCCATATCAACTTTTTCACCGGGAAGTAAACGGTTAATTGTACCTGGTCCTAATTTATAGTCTTCATTGAGAGGATCTTTCCCTTGAAGTGGTATTTCAGGCGTCAAATCGCCTTCAAAGAAGTCCTCGCCGGATGCACCGAGAGGATTATCGCCTGTAGGTATGTCGCTTGTGATAAACGCAGTGAAAAATCCATTGATTACCGACGCCACAAGTTCTGCGTCGATGTACCTGGTCAATTGTTTGATAGCTTCAATCGCCGGTGCAAGTAGTGGAACGCCTCGATATTGTTCTGCCCGCTCAGCATACATGATTTGCAATATGTTTGGCAGCCCTGTCAGAGGAGCAAATGCCGGAATGCGTATCCATTTGCGTTCAATCATTGTTGGAATGTAACTATTCGGATAGTTGTTGCAAACCTGGTATGCCACAATTGCACCGTTATTATCAATCTCAACACCGTTATAGACGCGGTTGCCATTGTTAACATTTATCCATACCTGTCCTGAAAGTCCGCTAAATGCTGTTGTGTCGGGATTAGAAACCCTGTCAGATTCAATAATGTGAACCCGCAGACTGTATGGCATAAACGGTGTTGGGTCTTCACTGCCAATGAGCGTGAATCCGTCTCCATTAAGCAGCCATGACGTGAATGCAAGTATTTGCATCTCATAAAAATTGTTGACCTTGGTGGCATCACAGTGCCTATCGTCAGCCCACAAATTAAACTCCCACGCCTTAGCATCATCACGGGATAAACCTAAAAAAGCAAAGTCTATTTTGGGCTTGCAGCGAAGCCCTGCACCAACGGCATTTACTGCATGTGTATTAATTGCGCTTCGTGCAATTGGTGAACCCATGAAAAGGTCACGACTGCGCTGACGTAAGGTATAAAGGTTCATGTCGATGTCTTCTTGTGGTGACCGACTGTCGACATGCCAACCTTTCGTAGACTTTTTCTGATAACTTGCGCCTGATTGCGAATAGCCACTATTTTTTATAGCTGTTTCTATTACACTAGTGGCATACTTAGCGGCTGCTTTTCGTACCTGTCTTTCATCGTGCGAAAGCCGTGGCTTAAATAATCCCAAATTGATTTCACCTCTTTGTTTTAGTAATCAACCGGCACAACGCCGAATGATTTTCGCCGTCCACCGTATTGCAACATTGCAATTTCAGACATGAGCTGGTTTATAATTGAGTGGAGCTTATCAGGATCCATTCGCACAAGTTCACGGCTACCTATTTTATAGCTTTGCGCTCCGGCGGCGAAAGCCTGTTCGGCCTGAAAGTAAAACGTAAGCTCACTCTGCTTTATTTGCAGCGCTGAGGCCGCACTTCCATCGTACGCCATAGAAAATCACTCCTAAAAATCAGATTCAAGACCACTGCTTATTACTCTTTTGGGTGGCGAGGCTTTGCGAACCGTTTGCGGCGTTATACCTCCGGCATTGCGGACTTCTTTAAGCCGCTCTTCCCATTTTTCATAGACAGGTTGCATAAGTTTGACAGCCGCTCTGGCATAATTTCGCAAGTCAAACGGTTCGTTTCTGACATCCGACGAAACTTTTTCCCAGTCAAGCGTTGTCTTACCCTTGTTCTTATGGGGCACAAGCCGCTCAGATATAAGACCTTTAAAGTATTCAACATCATAATCCTCGTTCTTCGGGAAATGGCAGTAAGAAGGTCCCGGTGTCTTGACTTGCAGACTTTCTATAACGCCAGTCTTGCCCTCATCAACGCCGAGAATTATAAGCGCTGTATTCCGAATATCAGGATTATCACTTTTGATTCGTGTCACCTTGCTGATTAAGGGAATCCTTGCGCCGCCCATACCTTTTATGGCAAAAACCTTTCGACTTTCGTTGTATCGGCAATATTTATATACCTCAGTGGTATAATGTCCGCCTGAATCTATGCAGGTGCAGGAAATTATCAAAGGAAATCCGTCTTTGAAGTGATATTCAGCCTTTAAAATATCGTCAATTGCCCGCCATGTCTCTTTTTTTTCAGGCGAGCCGGCAACAATTCCGTGCTTTATACCCCAACTTTCATTACCTTTTCCCCAGCCGACTACCTCATATTCCATCCATTTGTCCATAACATCGACTGCAGCGGTAAGCAAAAGCACCCCTTCGGGCAACTCTGCCCCATATTCTTCGCGTCGATTTAGTAAAAATTCTTCGTTTTCAATTTCTCCCTTGACTTCGTATGTCTCACCGAGTACCGTATTTACAAAAACTTTATACAATTCCGGATCATCTTTGGCCGCGAGGTACTCAGCAATTATTTTATTCCATGTGTACCACGGCGAAACGAAAGCGTTAAGATGAAAACTGCGTGTGCCTGCGGCTTTTGGGTTTCCGGCAATCCATTTTCCGGGTTGTGCTTTCCATGCGATTTCATCGGCATCGCTTTTGCAACGAGGGCAGCGAAAGACAATACTTTTTATAACATAGTTGTCTTTTCAGCGTTGTAAACTATGTTGAAAATGTTTATGAATACATATTCGCCACAGTGCGGACATTTAATACGCCATTCTTCCTGTGTACCGGCAAGGTATTCTTTTTCTATACGGGATACCCCTTTTATGCCCGGAGAACTCACAAAGACTTTTTTACGATTCCAGAATGTTATGGTACGTTTATCGGCGAGCTGTATCGGGTCGCCCTCCGTGCCTGCGCTATCCGGGTAACGGTCAACTTCATCGCACAATAATATGCGAATTGGACGGCTAGCAAGTCCGCCCGGTGCATTCGCTCCGCCCATAGAAAGAAATCCGCCAGGGAAGGCTTTTAGCAATATTGTATTATTAACATCGCGTGTTTTGGAGTCAGACACTTTTCCCGAAAGACATTTTGTATCGCGTATAAGCGGCGCAATCCGGCGCTTTGAATAGTCTTCAGCCAACTTGTCAGCTGGCTCTATTAGCATCATAGGGCATGGGTCTAGGTCGATGTAATAGCCTATGACATTGTTGAGTATTTCGCTCTTTCCGACCTGAGATGACGACATGACCACAACTTTTTCAACGTCAACCTGAGTCACCGCATCCATAATTTCACGCTGATATGGTGCACGGTCTGTTCGCCATTTGCCTGGCTCTGCGGAACTTTCTTTTGAAATCACACGATTATTATCTGACCATTCGGAAACGGTTACGCGGGGCGGAGGCTCCCAATATGTACAAGTACGGTTATAAAACTCAAGTATTGACAGCATTGTCGGCTTCAATAATCCTTTCTGCTGGAATTTCTTTTAGTTCGCTCAGAGCCTCATATATTTCCGCCTGTATAAGGTCAACGACAATGGCTGGATTTGTTTGTTTTAGGAGTTTCGGTGCGACTTTGGATGGAATCGAAAGAAGCTTTGCCTTGCATGTGAGTATCATTCCCGCCATTAGATGTTCAACATCAGTTGCGAGAAGCAACTCTTTCTTGTGTTGCTGGAGGTCAAGCTCTGCCTTCTCGCGCTTCGCTTTTTCAAAGAGCGCATGCTCGCGGGCAAAATCAATTTTTCCATCCGACTTGAATTTCCATGAGTAGAAATTTTCGCAGGAATCCGCAAGATTAAATTTCCCGGTTTGCTCCCTAAAAATAACATTTTCGTCAGCCAGTTGATTAACCCGCCGAGTGGTTATCTTCAAAATAATGCCGAGATCGGCTGAGCTCACAATTCCATCCAAACTTTTCACCTCCAGGAAGGAAATTTATAAAAAAAAAATTGCATCTAAAATTTTTCCGGGCCACGGGCTTGCGCAATCATGCGTTGCTCGTCACAGTACCTTGGCGTTTTTCTCCGTCAGTACTCTTCTGAGCAGTTTTTTGTTTGCGATTGTCGTAGTATGCATCAACGTCGCGGCATACTGTATCCCAATCATTTTTATGCCAAGGAGGAATATAATTCTGATTCTTTTTTCTTTTGTGCACGACATCACATCCATTAATGCATAATAAAAGCGCTAGCCGTCTCGGTACAATAAAATAACAAGCACCCCGCCGAGTGCCAGTCGACGAGGTGCTTTAAAAGATGAAACAGAGTTATTTTCAAAACTCCACGGTATTATTTTACTACATTCGATCGTGACATGTGTGACAATCTTGTTGACCGCGAATGTATCTGCTACATATCTGTTTAATACCGTCTGCAGTATTGTTTCCGCCAATGCTATCGGCAACTTGTTGCCATGGTAAGCCATTTACAAATCGTAGTGTCAATATCCGTCGAGTGAGGCTATCATCAACACTCGAGATGTAACGCATAAGGCGGTTGTATTCATAAACGCACTTTTCTTTGTTGATTTCGATTAACTTGATTATATCAGCAATCTCAGAGTTAAGACGCATCTTGGTATTTAGGTCTTTCTTGGTTAATCCTTCAACAGTAACGCTGTGCAATATGTACGGAAACGCTATCGTCGAGCCTTTGACACTATCAGATACTTTACGTTTATTGGTTATCGAAACTGCTCGTTTTAATTCATTGAGCTGATTTTGAAGCTGTTCAATCTCACGGTTCAAATGATACAGCTGGGAAAGTTCTTTTTTTAAGTCTCGTTTATTTGCCATTTTTTCACCAACCTACAAATAGTTTTTGCCAAAAATCTTTAGAAAATTGAGATTGCGAAAATGATGTATAAATGCTAACTGGCCTGTTTTATGTAACTTCTCTGCCATTTCCTTGTTGCCATGGACTCCATACTTGTTATCACGATGGCAGTATGAGCAAAGCCATACTTTAAGGCCGTATTTCTCACTGAGTTTTCTTCGGCAACCGCCGAAAATGTGGTGTTCTTCTAGGTTGTTGGTTGATTTACAAAAAAAACAACACTTTTCAGCCATTAGGTTAAGCTTGTCAGTTTTCATTGTTATAATCTTCCTTGAAACGTGTAATTTCATTGATGCTCATGCCAATGATTCCAGGACTATTGGAGTCGTCCGTTGAATTATAATGCGCATTTGGATGCTGAGAATACATACATTCCATCATGGCGAAATTTGCAACATCTGCAAGGAATTCAATATTTCCAGTACGCTTATATTCTGCGATTCTTTTTTCGAGAGAAGGAATCGTTTGTTCAAGTTCATCTTTTATATTTTTCCTTACAGGTCCGTATCTATAAAATCCCATTATCATCATTTTTTTACGTAGTGTATCAAATTCTAAGCTATATTCAGTTTTCAATATTTTAGAGATCTCCGAGTCGCTCACCTCTAATTTATCTAATTCACCACTGAGTACAAGAGCCGCCGCTTCACATATAATTGTGAATTTTATCATTGGAAGTGCATCAAGTTGTCCCTGTTCGGCAGCTTTAAAGCTTTTTGCTGTAGATAAATGTAAAAGCTGATTCACCGCATCTTTAAGTGCAGGTATATTTGCTTGCTGACCACGTTCTTTTAAAAAGTCCCATTGATTAGGGCACGGTGAAACGAATTCTTCAGACATTTTCAGGCATCTCCCTTTTTCTTGGTTCAAAATGCTTTTTGCCGCATCCATGTGTACCGTAGTATCTGCAAAAATCATCGTAGACATCATTTTTACAGGCTGCGCACTTTTTTTCACGCTCTGCCTTTTTTGAAATAGTAATAAG